ATGGATATGACCTAGAAAAAAGACTGCAGTCAGAAGACAGAGCGCATAGAATAGGGCAGAAGAAGGCGGTAACATATGTTGATCTTATAGCACCAAAAACTATAGATGAAAAGATTAGAAAAGCCTTGCGTAAAAAGATTAATATTGCAACTGAAGTTATGGGAGAGGAGTTACGAGAATGGATTTAATTATTTTAAATGATGGTATTTATCATCTTATACCTTTAACTAAAAAACTATTAGATGGTATGGTTATTACACAAGACGTTGATTGTTTTGAGTTATGCGATTTATTAAGATTAAAACTAACTGGATATGTGGATACTTTAAATCTACATATAATGAATGATGGAACAGGAGCTTTTTATGGATGTATGTGTAGATAAATTCTTTAATTGGTGTGTAAAAGTATTAGAAATTATAGGTGATTATACAGGGTGGGGCTATGAATTAGCTAATATAATTATCTTTGTTATTCTTCAACCAGCTTTAATTTTACTGTTTTTTTGTTTATGGATTCGTGCTAAAATACAGAATGGCAGATACAGTAGAACAAGACAAAAAAGACGAAGAAAGTTTATTTAGGACTTTACTTAATAAAGTGCCAGCTAATTTAAGATTTCTTGCATCTGATATAGTTGGTATGGATTCTCCTGCGGGAAATGAAAAATTTACCGATGAAGGTATTAGTGTATTAAGAAAAGCAGCTATTAATGCTTTAGATAAAGGTAAGTCTTCTATGACTTATAAAGATTATCCAGGTGGTGAAATGAATTTTAATAAAAATTTATTAGCAAAAATGGCAGATAAAAATTTTCAAATGCGAACCACAATAGGATCTGCTAATTTACGTATTGATGAAAATGGAGATATAATTCTTACAGATCAGTTTAATTTTAATGATGCTGAAGACGTTAATAGTTTAAAAGAAGCAAAAAATGCTGTGTTAGAAATATTTGGTGAAGATGGTCTTTATAAAAAAATTAGAAAATTTTCTAAATTTGCGGGATCAGGAGAAGGAGAAGGTACTCCTATAGAATTAAATTTAGGTAAATACGATCCTCAAATTTAAATATCCACGAGCCCCGTCTCGCGATTCAAAAACTTATATTCTATTTTAGTTGTAGCAAAGTCTTCTTTTATTTTATTACATATTTTTTCTACATCAAACTCACCACACGAATAAACATCAAACTGCATTAGTGCAGGGTTTGGTTCATCCCAAATATGCATAGTGATATGTGAAGTTTCAATGATAGCAACACCTGTAATACCTCTGTTGCCTGGCATTCTACAATACTTAACGTATGGACCCATAAATATTTTCATATCTATAGAATCAACAAATTCTTTCATCCACTCTGTAAGTTGTTCTTCGTCCATTGGTGGACGAGATGCTTCTGCTCGGATGATTAAATGTTTATGTACTAATAAACTATTTTTCATCCTGGCTCT